GTAATGTCGACCAGAAGGCAAACTGATTTGCTTCTCAGTTACAGCTTCGTTGCACAGATCTTCATGCCACTTGGTCACCCCTTTGTATTTATCTTTAAATGCTTTATAATATTGTACCTGTTTAGGAGTACCCATCATCCCTCCGTAGAGAGGTTTAAATGTATCTGCTTTTGCATCCTGTCTAGACACTCCTAAAATAGATGCTGTGTAGGCATGAACGTCTATGTTATTACCTACGTCTTCGTACACCTTCTTATCCTTAGATAGAAATCCAGCGACCCTAAACTCTAGCTGTGAGTAATCACCCTCTAGCATATGTCCACCTTCCCATCTACTAACAACAACCTTACGTACAGGAAACGTGCCACTCCTAGGCATATTTTGAAAGTTAGGATTTCTAGAAGATAATCTACCAGTTGAAGTGACACATTGCATGTATTGTGGATGGATCTTGTCTTTACTATCTAATCCTCTCTCTATACCATCTATGAAAGTTTTCAAGTATGTTTTGATAGCATTATACTTAGAGTAAGATTCCACGAAAATTTTTTGCTCAGGATTTGCTGATTTAACCAGTTTATCTATTGTATACTTATCAGTCTTAAAACCATGCACTGTAATGTCTTCCACATTATCAATATTCATTTTAAATCCAGCAATCTCTTTCTGCCTGATGTACACAACACCTTTACCTCTACAGGCTTTGCACAGCCTACGTTGTTTACCAATAGTACCATCTTTTTTCAATGCGAAATAATGTCCTGATCCCCCACACTTATTACAAGACTCCATCTTAGTTCTGTACAGCAACTTGGTCATCTTAGCCAACGTCTGTCCTAATACTGTTGCTGTCATACGCTTAGGTCTCTTCTTCCTTCGTGAATTGCCACGATCCTCATAACCTAAGTTAAAAGCCAAAGCCCACTTTTTCTTATCTATTACTTCTCTTGAGAATATCACACGAGATCTATCAACACTGCTGTCCAGATTAATTTCAGTATCTCCCATAACTCTCTTTACTTCTGTAGTTAAGAATGATTCTAAACTAGCTAACTCTTTTGTATACTCTTCTCTTATGCTGTACAGGTTCTCTCTACTGATCTGTATACCATTGTTCTCCATGTCGCACAATAGATCACACATCTCATGTGATAACTCTAATGTATTTTTAAGTCTACTAGGCATGTTATCTATCTGTGCTTCATATAATTCTTTGGTAACTTGCACGTCTGCTTCACCGTACTCCTGTACAATAGGCCAAGGTATCTTCTCAAAAGATATTTTATCCTGTAAGTACTTCTCTGTCAGATCTGTTTTTTTCTTTGACAAGGCGTACCTCTCACAGCATTTCTTTAATGAAAGGGGTATTTTACTACCACCGTTTATCAAATACTCTGCAATCATCGTGTCATACACCTTACCTGTATAGGTAAAGTTACAAGCACGTAACCACTTCAAGTCAAACTTGATGTTGTGACCTACCAACAGTGTAGTCTTATCTAAAACATCCTGTAGAGTCTTAGTTGCATCTTCTGTAGGAGATCTATCTTGGTGGTAGAAACATAAGTAGTTCTTCTCACCTTCCATGTTGTAACCTACAGACACTAACATGTTGCCTGTATAGGGTTCTGCTTCTGTCTTGTTATCCTTATCTAATTTAAATGTCGTCTCTATGTCTAATACTGTAATCATTTTATTTTAACCTCCGCCTCTGTTTCTATCCACACTTTCGCTCCACAAGATAGTGGTTTATCAGGTCTGTAAATAACCTTACTCTCTCCTAGTATCTCTACTTCTCTAGCGTACCTGTTGTCTTTATAAGTTTTAACTGTGATACACTTCTCTGCTTTCTTCCTTACTAAATGTTGGTTTACATGTATTCTCTTTTTCACGGGATGTACCTCGCTTTCTGTATATCTATCCTACAAGTTACCAAACCATGCCAACCTGTAAGTTTATTCTTACTCACACACAAATGTCGTATGTAATCTTCCTCATCTCCAAAGTTCTTACCAATACCAATGATAATGTCAGCCTCAGCTGCCTTGCCTGTACGGGAGTTTTCTAACATGGCAAAATCTATCTCCTGTCTATTGTGGGCTTCATAACTTGCTTGCGACACTGCCCAGACCATACACTCTCGTTTCTTTGCTATCGCTCTGGATGTTTCGTATATAGCACGAAGTTTCTCATCTACTCTTGAGTATGTACTGCTGATGTTAACCTTGTCTAACTGATCTACAAAAACAATGTCAGGCTTGTTTAGTTCTACAAATTTGTCAATCTCTGCTATAGATATCTCTCTACCTTCCAACAGCAACAGGTTAGGCTTGATCTCTCTATCGTATATTTCATCGTATTTGTCAACATCTTCTTTCAGTTCACTAGTTGACTTGCCTAAATAGGAACAAAATATCCTACCTTTTACCATCCTTCCCGGTTCTTCATTAGCAAAATATGCTACCTTATAACCTTGTTTGATATACTCAGATACTAAGTATGTACAGAAAGTTGTCTTACCTGTTTCTGGTCTAGCAAAGATAATACCTAAGTTACCCCTACCTACACCACTGATCCTATCTCTTAACGGTGCTAACTCAAACTTAAAATCAAAACCCTTCTCACATGCCTCTAAATAGTCAGACACATTGTCATCAACCTTTATAAAATTACTGTCATCCTGTGGCTGTTTGTCAGCTAAATTGTCAACCAAACTTTGTAGACCAGAATAGTCACCATCGTGACCTAGCCAAATGTCAGTCGCTTTCGACCCTATCTCGTGTGCCTTATTTCTTCTCCAAAAATTTGTCACTAAGTCTTTTGTAATGTCAGGGTTACCAGAGAAGTTTCGCAAGTCTTTAATAACATCCTCTACAGACTCACGAGAACTATCTGGCATCGAAGGAAACTTATCTCTGTGTAAATGCATAAGTTCCTCTACAGTTAAATCACTATCGTATTTTACATGAGCAAAAGCAATAGTATCGAATATAGTACCCACTCCATTGGCAAACATCTCCTTTCCTATAACGTCAGTTACTTGTTTATAAAAGTCTTTTTTTAAGCAGTGTGCTAATAACTGTTTTTCTATAGTCATGCGTGATACTCCCTAAATCTCTCTGATATTTGATCGGTAGTCCACGTCTTAATATCTGTGTCAATCATAAGAGTATGTACAGTCATATGTGTGTATAACTCTTTAGCAATTGTCAGTGTTTTTATACTGGCATCTTTATCAAGTGCAATGACAGCTCTGTCAAACTTTGTCAGGTAGGGTATATATTCTTTTATTAAGTTAGTCCCCATGAGTGACACACCTACTACTCCAGCTTTTGTTACTGCACAGGCAGATGCACAATCCTCAACCACGACACAAGTCTTGCTTTTATTATTTGTCACGAATGGTACTCTTGATGCTCCGTATCTTTTCCACTTAGGCTTTTTGTTTTTTAATGACCTACCCACAGCATCAACAATTGTCATGTTCTTGTCGTACACAAAAAATACTACCCTGTTCTCTCTAACATCATACTCTAGATTTGCCCACTTTTGGGAGTAGGCGTGTTCTATGTTATTTTTTCTTATATAGTCTATTGCTTCTGGCGACCTAGCCAATGGTACAAAAAAGGTTCTATACAGGCTTAGGTTTATACTTTTCTTATGCTGTACAGTATTAAGTTGTAAACCTTTTTTAATCTTCCCACTAATAGAGCAATCGGCATAGAAACAATGATACAAGAAATAACCAGAATTAGCAGTGACAGAAAAACTGTTATTGTGACCACATACAGGACAATTACTACGAAGAGTAACACCTTCTGGCACAGCCATAGAATCAATGATTGCATTTATATTTACTCCTTTATTTCTCATACGTTAACCAATAATAAAATTAAGCTGATAACTAGCAGTACAGGAAAAATATGATTAAGCCATAGTTTACCTTTTTGCTGTTTAGCAAACCACTTACCTGTGGCTTTTAATCTACGCTCCCTGTCGTTGCTCATCTTTCTCTTTCTTTCCCCAATATACTAAATGAAATGCGTCACAGTTAGGACAGGATAGATTTGTTACTATCTCATGCTCCTCATCATCTTCACAATCGTGGTCACCACCCCATATTAATTCTGTCTGACAGTTATAGCACTTCATTCAACATCCATTGCTGTCTTGATTATCTTATTCACATCAACATGAAAAAACGGTTCTTTTAAATGTGGTGCATCAACATGGCGTGAGTTTTGTATAGTCTGTACAGGACTTTTTTCTAAAATGTCATGCG